CCAGTTAAGTCAATTCCGTAGTTAACGCTTCTGGACAAATCCTTCATTTCATTAAGTTCTGCCTCGAAATCTCGGTCAGCAATTTGGTTAGCTGTAACCGATACTGACAAACCATAGTTTTTATACGATGGTTGTGTAGTATAAGTTTTGTAGCGAGATGCTTCGGGAATATTATCCCCTTCATCAAACTCTTTGATTTCACCAAATCCTGTTTTCCCAGTAAAATTCTTCTGTGCAACATCACCTGTGGCTTTGTTTAACACATTGAAAATACCAGGAGTGTAAAGGTCATCACCTTGGTCATAGACCTCGAGGAATTTAAGTCCTGTATCAGGAATCAAACCTCCCCATTTTGCTCTATTTTCTACACTCATAATTTAATTATGTATTAAAGACAGATGATTCAAAGATATTTACAATAGCCCTTGCGGAATTATTAGGGTCAAGACCCCAAGTTCCATATTGTGCTGTAGTTGTTGCTGCGGTGCTCTCATCAAGAGTATCCTCATCAACCAAATCCATTCGATAACCAGACAGATTTGAACCTGTCGTTGTTCCGATTGTAACGTCAACTTCAGCAGAATACAAAGTCATTTGTGAAATATCACATACAGCACAGACTTTTGCTACAGTTTGATTAGACGAAGACGCTGTGAAAGTTCCTACGAAAGAACCCATCGCTGCCCCAGTCGCACCTGTAGACTCAACACCCACTCCTTTAGCCGTTGCAATAGATACAACATGACCAAAGACCGTAACACCTGTTGTTCCTGAAGCAGCAAAACCACTAGCCATTTTCTCTGAATCCATTTCAGTCGTTACTTGAGAATTTGTTATGATTTCACGCTTTAGAACGGGTGCACCGTGTGTGTCTAAACTTCCGTGTAATGTAAAAGACATTTTATTCTTTGAATAAATTGATAATTATTTGACATGTTCAAGTAAACTTTCAATGAACTCAGGATATTTTATCTTCTTCTTCAAAAATGCTTCTTTATCTCCACCCATGAATTGATTTATAACTTTCAATTCTTTGGCAGAAAGAGAATCTATATTTGCTTCTAAAGGTTTGGGATTAGATGATGGTGGCAAATCCAACGGACTTCCTCCTTCATCAATCTTCTTTTTAATATCCATCAAACTAAGAGCATCGTTATAAGCAGATAAAAAGTCTTCTTCTTTTGAAAGAATAGAGATATTAAATCTTTCTAATTTCTTTTCAAAGGCAGATTTCTTTAAACCTGTTTCGTCATTCTCTGGGGCAAATTCAGGATTATCCTGTAAGAACTTAGTCATAGCACTTTGCTTTGCACTCTCACGAGTTTGGGCTTGTTGCTTTTCGTAAAATTCTTTGACAGTCTTTTCGGCGAGTTCTTGAATATTTAAGTGAGATTTGTCTCCCCCTAGATTTTTCAATTCCTCGATTTTAGATGATAGTTCCTCAACTTGTTTTTCAGACAATGATTTCTTTTCACGAATCTCTTTTATTTCATTGACGAGATTACTTTTGTCTTGAGCTAAACTGGCTTTTTCTTCAACCAATTTTTTATGTTCTTCTTTTGAAAGAACAACGGTGTTCTCATCACCTTCTAAACCTATATTTGGTTCAGGCATAATAGTTTATGATTACTTCCCTTTTTAATAAAAACTTCCCTTTTTATATCGTGGTTGAGTCCACGCAGTTTTAAAGAGGTTGAGTCCTCTTAAGTTTGCAAACTTTATGTAACCACATTAAGTGGTCTATGTAAGGAGCGTATCGACCGACCACTCCTTACATACACAACTCAAATATCATATTTAATCAAGTATAACACACTTTACTATATTTGTCAAGCATATCTCTTATTTTCCATCTTTGCTTTACTTGGTTTTTTTGTCGGAATTTTAAGTCGTTGTTGTAATCTAAAGATAATATTATGTGCCCCTCTTGCATGCCATCTTTGCATATCACTCCCAGCCACAAATCCTTTAATAATCTCTTTAACAAGAAGGGCTTGCAAATATTGACTTAATCCTTCAACCTTTTGTAATTCCTTTATTAACAATTTTTCTGCCTTTGGTTCAATAATATAATCATCAAAATCACCTATTCGTTCCAATAGTGCCTGTTCTAACTTTTCAGTTGGTATCTTTTCCAATAACATTATCCTTGCATTGATGCTTGTATTTGAGCTAATTGTGCCGCGCCCTCTCCACCTTTTACACTTCTCGCCATATTGTTAGCGACATTTTCTGTAGGATTTTGACTTACCCCCCTATCTAATTCATTATTTTTTTCAAGCGGTTGTGGATTTATAACATCAGGTTTAAGTACCTTCGTTGGGTCATCTCCCATCTTTTCTGCTGTCTGTGCAGCAAGTTCAACCTTATCAACCAACTCTGGGAAGAAACTTAGATATACTCTAACTTTTTCTAATTGCAAAGCTTTCTCTACTTCTTTCGAACCCTCACTCTTAACATTAGTTACTAATTTAATATCGTATTTGAAATCTCTAATATATTCAGGAGCAACCGCAAACACCTCAACTTCTGTATTCTTCTCTGCTTTTAATAATGCTGCACGTGTTTCCAATATCTTTTTATTTGGAACAAATTTTTTATTCTTATAAAATTCAATAATCTTTAATCCACGTTTACCATCTGTTAAAGTAGTATTATCTATTTCATAAGTATTAAAGATTTTCTTAAAATCTTTTTTACCTTCTTCGCCACCAAGTTGTTGCAACATCGGACTTTTAGGATCTGTCCAGAATTGTAAGATATTAGCTCCTTTCAAATAAGCTTTTCTCTTAATACCAGAGTTAACCATTCTTCCGAAGAGACCCAAGATAGAACTAACTCCTTCGGCGGCTACAGAGATTTCTCTTGCTGTTGTTCGTTCTCCCACTCCAGCAACCCCTTGTTGAACCTTATCAACAGATGCTTCTTCCATTAAGTCGCGAGTATATTGTAAAATAAATTGATGCCAACCAGATGGAGTACCTGGATCTAACTTCATAAAGGATTGATTTAATGGTAATCCACCCGTATCAACTGGGATACGGCGACCAGGACGAAGATAATCATCTTCAATATCATCAAACCCTGCCATTAGGATTGGCGGGAAGATTGTTAAGAAAGATTGGTCTAATGACATATTTGTCAAGACATTCAAAACATCTTGCATAGATTTTAATCTATCAGGAAGTGATTTCCCATAGAAAAAGTCTGAACCAAAAAAATCAAACTTAACATCCCAGAAAGGAAGTTCTTTATGATTAAAAGGTAATGGGCTGACAACAAATTCTTCTTCTTTGTTCTTTAGTGGATTTAACCAAATACCATTTGCAGAAATTACAAATTGATCATTCTCTCTATCATAATATCTTAATATTTCAACATTACCATCTTTTGTTAAACCACTAATATAATCTTTATAAAAAGGTTGGACATCTTCAGCATTAAATTCTCTAGCAAATGGACGTACTAAAGTGTGCCTTTTATACATAGACCAATCTTGTATAAATTCCTCAAAAGGAATTTCTGACCGCCAGAAACAAAACGGCATTTTCTTAATACTTCTTATCCCAATAGATGAAGGATAAAAATCTTCCAAAGGAACTATTGAACCAGGAAGAGTTGTTTTCTTTTCGTTTACTTCACTAACCGTAATATTATCTGCGCCACCTTTAACGTTTCTAATTTTTCGTGTTTTAATTTCAACTCCTTCATATCCAATTACTGTTCCTTTGACTATAGCTTCCAAAAGAGCGAATGTCATTAACTCATCATAATCATCTTCCTCTTCTGCATATTCATATAAATTAGTAAGAAGAACACCCTTGCGCATATCTTCATCACCCCTTCCTTTGAATTGAGCTATCGGCAGAACAGAAACTAACTTACCTAAGATAGCAAGTGTTTTGTTTCTTGTTGTTTGTACATGAACTCTTGCCTGCCAGTCTTCTATATAGTCTCTCTCATCAGTATTAGTAGTAAATCTCCTAACAGAATCATTTATATATTCAACAATATTTCTACTATCCAAGTATGCATAATGAGCATTTCTTACATGTTCAGCACTAATAAAACGCGGGAACATAGTATCCATTACCTCCACCTCTTTAGCGGTAGGAATATAATCATACTCTGGTTGTTCTGGTGTAAATTCTTTTAAAATAGATTTCTTTTTTGACATTCTAATATGATAACACACTTAACAATCTTTGTCAAGCACTATTTAATAACCATCGTCTTATATCCATTAACAGCAGTCTTATAAAACTCATAGTTGTTCTTAAACATAAATACACGAGTTCGTATTCTATCCAAGGAATCCCAATAACCTTCCACAAAGTTTTTTACATTCCGTGTCAAATCCGCCCGATCTTCTTTTCTTTCCCAAAACTTTTTTGATTCAAATCTTGGGTCAAGAGAATCCATAGTATACCCAATTAAAGGTGCTTCCTTATAAATCTCATGTATATAAGCTTGCTTATAATAAATTCTAAAAAATCCATTCTTAATCCGTTTTACTCGAATATGAGAACTAATCTTTTTACAATCTCTCAAAAGTCTTCTAAACCAAAGACTTCCTTCATTTGTATATGCATCTCTAAAATGATTATTCATTTTAATATCTAACCACCACCCGTCCTAAACATCCACGTGGTTTCAATTTATCCACAGGTTTTCTTCTTACTGTTTTTAATTCTGATAAACCCAATGCTAAATATTCTATTGCCGACCTATAGTGTGAAGTCCAATTATGTAGTGGTTTAATAGACCTAACTTCATCTATCCCGTGTTGTTTAACCTTTGGATAGGACGCATTTATCATACAGAGATTAAAATATTTAGTATCTGTATTCATATTAAGTTCGATACCATTTCTAATCAACTGTCGTGTAGCAGTCTTACGTCTATTAAATTCTTTCCATGCATCCTTAAAATTTACTTCTATCCCATTATTTCGTAGTTCATTTATAACTGTAGTATTAACGACCTGATTACCAAACCTCCCTGCTGGATCGCCAAAATGTGTTCCTTTCCGCCAGTTTTTATGTAAAGCTATCTTATTGATATCAAGACTAGAATACTTCATTGTTTCTGAAGGAACAATCCCTGTAATAAATGGAATATAGAAATCAATCAATTTATAATTATTTCGATATGTATCTACTATACGCAACTTACCATGGTGTGGTTGTGCCCAGATAATAGCGGTATCATCATCATAACCGAAATCCCAACCAACATATAATGGTAAATCATAATCATATTCAAATGTCCCTCTTTCTACAAACTCATCAGCCCAGTCTGGATACACCCTACCCTCAAGAGATTTAAGATAGGATATATCCACCTCTTGTGCTAGAGATTCTTCCGTTCTACGAGCTTTCTCAAATGAATACCATTCTTCATCTTTCAAAGGATGATCTTTCCAGTGCATAGTAAAAATGTTAATACCAGACTCTCTTAGCATTGCATAAAAGTTATAACCACAAGGAGTAGAGTTGGCAATCCGACAATTAGTAGAGTCGGCTGCACCTTCCCATGCATCTTTAGCATAATCCCAGAATCCTAATTCATCGAACATAATTGCCGTCTTTCTTGAACCCCTACCAAAGTTTGGGTTCATTGTGTCTCCTGAGATTAGATTATTATTCTCTGAATTTAATAACCTCAATTTTGTTCTATGTTTGTTTAAATTAAATCTTTTCGGTAATAACCATTTAGGTAGTGCCTCTACAGCATAATCAAGTTTACCAAAGAGAGAGTCAATGGTTTTATCATCTACCAACATCTCTTTATAAGAACCCAATAGAATATTAGTTCCTTCCTTAAACAACCAGTACCACAGGGAAACATAAACAAAGATTAACCATGAAGCTCCCATCTCACGAGATTTCTCTAAGAATCCATCTTCTCCCTTTTCTATTCTTTGGATTAACCATCTTATCATTTCCTTTTGAAAATCAAATAATATAAATGGTAAATGTTTAGGATTGGTTTTAGGAGAATATGTCCAACCAAAGTTTTCTATAAAAAAGATACACCCAGCAGCTAAATCATTTGGTTGAGTACATAATTGATATACTCTTGCTCTTGAAAGAAGGAACTCCTTCCTACCATCCAAACAGGCATCAAATATCCTTGCGCGACTTTCAAGAACCTCCTTATAATTAGGGCTAGAGAGATATTCAGAAAAGACCTTCTTTCTGCGGAGAATTTCTTGTCTCTTTAAGTTCTCTAATCTAGTCTCTTCTTTATTTAACTCTGTGGTCATATTGATTTTAAATGTTTTTCCATCTCTCTATTCATTCTTCTTAATAATAATATGTTCCCTTTGAGAGAGAACTGCATCTAATAACTGTTGGGCAGTTAACCCTTCCTCTATCTTAGAAAGGTGAGCTATGTGTTCCGTTGCCTGTCCCTGTACAATCTGTCCCTTATCAAACACCTGACACAAAGCCAAAGAAAGTTGTGGGAGAGAAACAGCAGATAACTTCTTCTTACTAGAACCTATATCATCTAACTTCCTACTTAATAATCTAGCTAACTTATCCCTATTAGATAAGATTAAATCCTTAATATCTACCTCTTCCTTTTCTTTCAATGTGGGAGTTGGGGCAGCAGACCGTTGAGAAACCGCCGAAACAACCAAATCGCACACCTCCCTACTAATACCATTCTTCTCTGGATTATTCTTTAAATCTGCATATACACGATATACCGCGCCCTTAACAGCTTTAGCATCCTTATAATGCTTATCAAACCCATACTCTAAACCAACCTCATACAGAGACTTGGTAGTTAACATATTAAATAGACCTATCTTTTGTTCAACAGTCAATTTCATAGCACCTAGTATTGTTAGTATAACATATTTTGTCTAATAAGTCAAGATAATTATAAAATGTATTACATATATCTCATATTATAAAATTTGTGGGGGGGGTAGATATATATATATATCTCCACATGTCCCCATACCCTCCCCCTCCTTATCTTGACTTATTGATATAATTATAATATAATCCTCCTTCCCACAATTCTCTTCATTCCTCTCTCTCCCCCTTAACATTGGGGGGTTATTAAAACGGGGGGATGTTTTCTTTTGGTCCAGATGAAGGGGTGCGGGAGTATTTACTTTACTTACTTTACTTACTTTACTTTCTTTATTTACTTTATTACTTTTATTTACTCTATTACTTTATATTACTTTATTACTTTACTATATACCATGCTTCTCTCTTCTTATGATAGGGGGTTTATATTGTGGGGCGGATTTCCTTGTTTTCTTTATTTTACTTGAAAAAACGAGGGCCAAAATTGCGATGTGCGGGGGTTTTAGCATCTGTGTCTTATATTATATCCTACGGTGGGCGGATTAAGTTATCAACAGTTTTTAAAAAAAATACTTGCGGCGTTATCTCCTTATAGTATAATTACAATATGAATAAATTAAAATTGATTGGTGAAATTATAGGGGGTGTCGCGTTGTTATGGCTTGCGGGCTTGCTGTTTTGTATTGCTTGCGTTGCACATGGCGGAGCGGGGTCGGACACTCTTTCGCAACATTATCAGCATATTTTAATTGAAATTATATCATGGATCAATTAAATGAGTTTGATTCCTTGCAGGAATGTGTAAAACTTTATATCCCGTCAACAACCGAAACCGACAAGGAGGCATTAGAATTGCAGGCAGTAAAAGTGAATCAGGCATTGGAATTATTTGGCAACTTGTTCGGCGGAGCGACAAGCAATGAGGCGACAGGATCTTGGCTTTCAGAAACACGGGCGATTGTCAAAGAAAGGGTCATCCAGATTGAATCCTTCACAAACAGCGAGACTATTGAAAAAAACATTAGCAAAGTTTTGGGATT